ACAGACACGGAGACGTGTACAGAGCACACATGGCGTTGCGCGATTTTAGAAATTTGTGATAATAACCCCCAGTGGCTACGAGCCTCGGTACACACCAAACATGGGGTACGCACCAGTCTACGATTACCGCTGGGGCAGTGGCACGTCTCAGGTCACCGACCGCTCGATTCTCCATGGTGCGAAAAAAATGATTGTCTCTGGTTCCAAGAAGATCGAAATCGACCACATCCCGAAAATTGGTGAATACGGCATCCACGGAGGTGTTCTTCAGGTGATGCGAGGTAAAAGAGTAATCACCTATCATTAAGTAAAGATGCGTACACGAACCACGACCCGTGAGGGTACGGCCACTCGGGCGGCAAACTATCCCCTGAAATTGTTCCTCTATGAGAAGGGTTGGAAAGACCTCATCAAAGTTTTAGAACGCGTGCAGTGCACCAAAGTTGTCACCGACCCACGGGAACTCACCGACGACCCGGAGAAGGTGGAAATTATCTCAGAGTATATTAAGAATGGTCGACGTGGTGACCTACGCGAATAAATCACAAGGTCTCTTTGAAGACCTCATCCACAACGAATACGATGTCCCCGTGCGTGTCCTCGGGTGGGGCACTCCATGGAATGGGTTCTTAGACAAGTACAAGGGTATGGTGGAGTATCTCAATGAGAAAGATGACGATGACATCGTAGTTTTCTTAGACGGTTTTGATACACGCATTAATAAACACCCAAAAGACATTGAACACATTTTTAAATCGCTCGACTGTGGAATGCTCGTCTCGAAGGACCCCGAACCACTCGGTGGCTACATTACACGAAAAGTTTTCGAAACGTGTAGCGGTGATGCAGTGGCAAACTCTGGATTGTACATGGGCTATGTGAAATACGTGCGCAAAGTTCTCGAAGATGCACTCTCCATGAGCTGCGAAGATGACCAGAGAAATTTGAATCAACTGTGTGGAAAGTATGATTTCATCAAAGTCGATGAGGACATGCTCGTGTTTGAAAACATCGCCCCACTCACGATGAATAAAAAATCGAATGCCATATTTGTGTCTTATCCCGCGACGCTGAGTGTACAACGAATCATGCGTTCAATGCAAGAATATGCGCAATTTTTCAGGTGGCAGTTTATCATTGCCATGGCAGTCCTCTTAGTTGTTTTACCATCAAACTATAAGTGGTTGCCATTGTACATGGGCATCGTCGGTGTTTTATTTTATGCCCTCAAGGCTGACAAAACGTGTGTGTAGAAAAAAATATCCATTCAGTACAAGAGACCGATGAGTGTTGAAATCGTCACTTATGCGAACAAATCATTTGGGTTGTTTGAAGAACTCATTCACAACACATTCGACGTCCCAGTGAAGGTTCTAGGATGGGGAAAAAAGTGGAATGGGTATTCTGACAAATCAAAAGGTCTTCTCGAGTATATTCGTGAAGCAAAAAATGATGACGACCTCATCATCTTCATAGATGGTTTTGATTCTAAAATAAATAAAACCATCGAAAATGTCAAAGACATTTTTGATAGTTACGATTGCAAAGTTTTATTTTCCAAAGATCCCGAATCATTCTCAAAACTCGTGACGCGAACAATTTTTCCGACGTGTGGCAATGCCGTCGCGAACGCGGGCATGTACGGGGGGTACGTGAAGTATTTGAAAATAATTCTCACCGATGAACTTAATCGAACGTGTCAAGATGATCAAGTAAATTTTAATACAATGTGCAACCAATATGACTTTATCAAGGTTGATGAAGAACAGCGTTTGTTTGAAAACATCGCGACGACGAATCATGGGAAAGACTCTGACGCGGTCTTTGTGTCCTACCCCGCAACGCTCGGTTTGAATCGAGCCTATCGCTCACTCACCGAATATCTTCAATATCTGTACGTATACATAGCACTGACACTGTTTATCGTCTCAATTGCGTTTGGCACCGCTTATATAGGTGTTGGGACTTTGATTGCACTCACCATTTTTTACATACTCAAAGCAGACAAGTCATGCACACGTATGACATAAAGCGATGGTGTCTCAATAATATTTAAAGTTTATGAACTTTTATAATACACAACTCAAACCATGAACATCGGCATCATTACCCCTGGTAAAATTTCCCCCGGCGTGAACACGTGCATCGCCGAAATCGCACTCCGGGAGAAACAACAACGCAACACAGTGTTCGGTATCGTCGAAGGATGGCGAGGGCTCAACCATGGTTTTATGGATGAAATCTTAGCACACAACACCGCGAATCAACCTGGGTCTATTCTTCAGACGTCCCGCGAACCGCTAAACTTGAAGCTGGCCAAGAAACACTTGTTGAACTTGGACAGACTGTATTGCATCGGTGACATGGACGTGCACGAAGAGGCGCGAAACATCTACCTCGACGACACTATTCCGACGAACCTCGTCGGTATCACTGGATTTGGTATGCACTCCCGGGTGGAGGAAGTCTCTCGACACATTCAGCAGTGTCACGTCCTCGCGAAGAGCATACACGGCGTGATTTTTCTCGAAATAGAAGAAAAGTTTGGAAATCTCGTTCGCTACGCCACGATTGGCGACCCGCACGCCGACGTGGTCATCACCCCAGAGAGTCTCGAAGACTACCTGTTTGACGTGCAACACAATTTCGCAATGAATGGGTACTGCGTCGTCGTCGTGAACAGTTGCTGCGACTATCGACACATCCTGCGCGCACTCGAGGTGTTCGACGTCCAGACACAAGTCGTTCGTCCATGTGGTACGATAGATGCGACCACCCCGTGCGTGTACGACAACGTGTTGTGCGCGCGCATGTCTCGCGAAGTCGCCGAACACGCCAAGACGCGACACAACTTTGTGTGCGACGCTGGAAAGATGCACTCCTACGCTTTTTATCCACCAATTAATCTCTCAGTAGAATTTAATGTTGTATAAATATATATGTCTCTTCAGGATAATACAACTCTGGCCGCACTGGCTGCTCTTGCAATCGCGGGTGTGGTCACACATGATGGCGTTGATTACCTTGGTAAAACTGAAGACTTTGTCAACGGACCCCTCATCTACGGAATCATCATCCTCTTCCACAGCGTGTTCGGTGCCACCGGCATCACCGAAAAACCCGCCATTATTGAAAAAATGACGAGCCTCACGGTGTCCAAGTTTTTCATTCTTCTCCTTTTGGCGTTCGCCGCCGTCCGCGACTTCGAAGACACCATTCTCCTCGTGGTGTTGTTCCTGGCCACGACGCAGCTTCTTAGAAATAAAGAAGAACGCAAAAGACACCCCTATATTTTGGCTTAAAGAAATGACGTGTTATATTATTGTATCCACCCATAGCTCAGTTGGCAAGAGCAACTGACTGTAGTCTTACGACTAAAACACCACACGGTCATCAGTGGGTCCCTGGTTCAAATCCGGGTGGGTGGAATACACTCCCACGTAACTCAGTTGGTTTCAGAGTGCGACGCTGTTAACGTCGAAGTCGTAGGTTCGAATCCTGCCGTGGGAGACCGCTCTTTTTACATACTTTTATTCTGTGTATGTAAAAAGTGCGATGTTTAAGAGCTTTTTAAGATTTATCGCTGGTATTGAAGATGTGCCATCACCACCCACACCTCTCCGAATGTGCACGGATACCATGTTCATCGATGCACTGAATGACGCCGGTGAACTCGTGGTTTTGGAGGCGCCTGCACCCATCAGAAGCGATTTACATCAAGGATTAACGTCGCCCGTCGTGCGAAACCATACTTTTTTACGCTATGATACAAGGCGTGATCAAACATGAACTCCTCACCCAGTTTGTGTACGTGACGTCCGCGACGCGTGAACAACGTGCAATCGCCATCACCCTCGAGGGTCAAGTGATATCTCAATTGTAAGTTACTCTCCGCCCTGTGTGGTGGAATCACGAGGGGTCCGTCGATGACTGCGATGACCCCAGTGTCTTTATCCACCGATGGGATGTTGTCCACTATAGATTGTATAAATGGAAAGTCTCCGACTTTGTAATAATAATAGTTGTCGTTTTTGGGAAACCATGGGTCCAGGTCATGAAAGTAGTGTTTCTGGAGTGTAGGGGCTCTTTTAAAAAACTCTTTTCGTATTTTACCAAAGTTGTACGTAATATCCCATAGCTCAAAAGGGTAGTACGAACTCTTTCCATAGAACAGGTCCACGAGGGTGTTGCGCATGCCCACCAATGGGCGCCACGGGTTTTGAAAGTACAACTTGTCCATGGGTGCTTTACAAAAGTCCCAGGCCACGAGGGCCACTGGCACGCTCGCGAGCCACAACATATTTTCTCTGTACATATTAAAAATGCCCGGATACAAGCGTTCCATGTATACCGCCCCTGAACCGACGGAGGAGACTCCTGACCTCAGTGCGCGCTTTTTCATGCCATCCATGGAAGAGCTCGCCATGGTGGCTATCGTCCTCGCTCTGTTCTTCTTGCGCAAGCAGTTGAACACGTTGGCGTACACCGCCGCCCTGGTGGCCCTCATCGGTCTCTACATGTACAAGCGCATGCAAAAAGTTGAAAAGTACTGCGCCAAGTGCATGATGTAAATTAAAAATATTCGATACAAGTACAATGGAGGTTCGACTCATCAAGTCTCCCAGTCCTAAACATAAGTTTAGAGTCATCTTTAGCACTGGAAGGTACGTGGACTTTGGTGGGAAGGGGTACTCAGACTTCACCTTGCACAAGACACCCGAAAGGATGCGTCTCTACGTTCAACGTCACGGCGGAAAGATTCCAAAGAGTTTCTGGACGTCGACGAACATTCAACGGGACATGCTCACCGTCGGTGAAAGTCGTAAAGAGGTGTGGACCGCGGCCGGTGTGGGCACGGCTGGATTCTGGTCTCGTTGGTTGCTTTGGTCATACCCATCCCTCGACGATGCGAAAAGGTTTATATCTAAAAAGTTTAAAATAAAGTTTAGACACGCTTAAATACCAATGACCTGGCGTGCGGCAACTCTCGAAGAATTGCAAAACATAGTCAGAGATGTCATTCTCCCTGAACTCGTCCAGTTGAGGGAGGAAGTCCACTACTTGCGTAAACACACGTGGCCGTACGTGCAAGCCATGAAAGAGGGAGGTGTACCACTCGCGGATATCGAAGCCAAGAGGGAATTCTTTAGCAACCTGTACGATCAGGATGTTAAAGAACTCTTAGGTCTTAAGACACGCTACGGAAAGAGCACGGGCCTCGCGGCGTTAGAATACGATAGAATTAGAAAAAATCATCCGTGCGATACATCTTGACGTTATATGTACCACTTTTACCCAAGACTTCCACACTCTCTTCGCCGTAAAACTCTGGACATCCAATGTCTTCCGTGCACTCGCGCCCATCGTGGGTCACGGGCACGGGGTACATCTGTTCACCCGTCGTCGTCGTGTAGTAGTTGTATCGGTCTCTGTATCCCGAAGCCTCCTTGCCGTACAGGGGGAGGGTTTCGTTGGATGCATTCACGAGGAGACCCATGTGTTGCATGTACCCCGGTTTGTATTTTTTGATGGGTGGCCCTCTGTACTCCGGCGCTCCCACGCGCACTTGGACCGGGACCTCCACGGGGACCTCCACCGGCACCTCCACCGGCACCTCCACGGTGCGCGGGTTGTACCACCACGTGTACGCCAAGGCGATGACCAACACGATGATGGTCGTCCACATGACCCGTGTTTTATTTTTATTCTTCATGTATACTATATGGTGGAGAAAAGAAAGTCGCCAACGAGACAAGAAATGAGAAACCAACAAGCCGTGCGCGTCGCACTGGAAGAACATCGCGCCAAAAAGCGGAGACTCGCGAATGCGAAAGCCAGTGCGGAGAGACGCGCAATCATGGGTCAAATTAACACCTTTGGCACCATGGGTGGGGGTGAAGCACAAATCCGTGGGCGCATCGTCGAAGCCAAGTACCAGCGCATGGTCGCAAAGGTGATGCGTCAAGCCACGTACACGCCGACCGATTTTAAACAGTTGGGGAAGATTGTTCGCGCGCGTTTAAACAGGCGGTGGAACGAAGTCGAGCGTCTCATCACCGAGTGGGAAACCATGGTGAAGCGTCGTGTGTGTCGTCTGAAGAAGAAGAACATGCAAAACATCGCCACGAATTTGAACATCGTCACGAACAGAAAGAAAGGGGCACAGCTCTGTCAAGAAATTAAAAATAAAATCTAGGGTTATGTTACAATGGGTGGACTCGGAGACCTCCGCAAACAAATGCGACAAGATGCGTACGAGGACATGGTCAGGGACCTCGGACGTTCTCGAACCTTGGGAACCTATCAGTACAAGTTGGCTGGATACAAAGATAAAAATGCACAAAACTATTTCAAGGCGGTCATCGACTCGAAGACTTTTTTGATGAACCGCATTCAGAAAAGGTACAACAAGCTCACGAATGCACAAAAAGTAGTCGCGAACAAATACATCGGGTCCACGAAGGAGACCTCGTCCCCGGTGAAGCTTTTCAATACGCTCGCAAAGATGAAGCGATTTGACTCCAACCAATCGTGGAGATTCAAGTAGAGGTGAATCTGAATTTATCAAAGATGTGCACCGAGGTGCGGAAATTAAAATAGGCAATCATACACATCGCATCACCAATATCGTGTTTCCTATCGTAGGGTATCCCACCCTCGATGTATTTTTCCGCGATACTGGTGGTTCGTTCTTTCCTTTCCTCATACGTGAGATGCCTGATGCCAAAGTGTGCGTGCAAAGACACTGGGTTTATAAGCATGGCTTTGTCGCGAAACATGTAATGCAGTAGGACCTCTATGTTTTGAAACCCCCCCGGTGGTTGGCGCTCGATGAGAATGTGCTCAGCCTCGTCGAACCAGTGGCGATGGTCGTTCACCATCAATGGCACTAAGTCTACGATGTCATTGCTGTGAATGTATTTGTAATCCGCGAGACTTACCTTTTTCACGAACACCGGGTGCACGCCCTCGGCGAAGACCAGTCCCATGTTAAAGTAACCGATGTCGATGGCGAGGACCTTCTTGGGCATACATGTAAAAGGTGAAATTCCCTTTAAACATAGCAGACGCATCTCTATGAACGGAGTGCGGACAGGAGCAACGCACGGAATGGTTTGAACAAATTGTTTTCCAAGACACGCAGGAAGTACGCCCTGTCCTGATTGCTGAGGGTGTAATTGTTTTCGGCAACCACCGACAAGGCGGCGCGCACGGGTGTTAAGAGTATTGGCGCATTTTTAAAAGTTATCAACAATTGCACGAGTCTGAGTAGTTTTTGGACATCTGTGGCAGAGAGTTCATAGAGATGTTTTGGTCGAGTGCCCTGTTCAAACTCTTTGAGAAATGTATAGTAATTTGAAAAATATTTATCAACAATTTGTGCGTAGGTGAAGTGATACGGTTTGATGTCGCCCATCATGTGCTTTAACTGGAGCTGCGCGTACTCCTCTTTACCGAACACTTTCGTGAGAAACTTTCTTTCTTTATGGAACTGGGTAAAGTTGAGATTTTCCACGCGCTTGTTGTAGTTTCTGATGAGGTTCGGGTGCGTCGAGACCCCAGTGAGTGGGCTTCGATGGATTGTTTTATTTTTGAACGTCTTGTTGAGGTACTCCCTACTGTACACGTGGCGCACCTTTGCATTCTTATTAATCATGGCATCGCTCAAAAGGTACACGGGGTCTTTGATGTCTTTCACCAACGCGCTATTCACGGATGCGTAATTCGGTGTGTTGTTTAAAAAATTTTGAAACTTTTTGG